TTTTTTGTTGTTTAACAGCAAAATAGTTAGGGCTGTAACCATCAGCTATTAAATCTTTTGCCCTCTTAGTAGCTGTTTTAGCAACTTTGTCGTACTCACCTGTCATTATATCTTTTAGTAACTTATTTGCTACTTCTGACTTCTTAACAACACCTTTAGCTAAATCATCTTTACCTCCACCACCTGGCATTAAATCCATTGCTGTTAAAGTAGCACCCACAGCTAAACCATACTTTTTAGAAAAGTCATCACTAGCACCAAAAGAACTTAAAAAATCCCCACCCTGTCCTCCTGTTGGTTTTACTATATTAGTTCCAAATAAAGCTTTCTCAAAGCCTGTAGTTGGTACAAAGGTTTGGTTTTGTCCTGTAGCGTATGATAATGCCTGTAAAGGTATTCCGGCACCTCCCCTTGCCTGCTGTCTTACTGTGTCTAAAGCAAGGTTTAAAGCTCTTGGTGCTAAATTTAAAAAGTTTCTGTTTAGGTTATTAGCAGCATTTATTGTTGTGTTTAATACACTAGTATTCCCTGTGAAGTTAGCCTTGTCTTGTCTTTGGATTACTGGGAATAGAGATTTACCCCCAACATCTGACTCATTTCTTTTTAGCTGACTAAGAATAGTAGATATTAGGGGGTTCTTATTTAAGCCCCTCTTAGCCAGGTTAGTAGTTAGTTGCAGTAGTTGTGGGTTAGATGGTGTCATTTTATCCCCCCAAATCTTGCACAGCTTCCACCATACCAACCTTTGTACTATCAACCATTTTTTGATCAGCTTCTTGTCCTACTACACCTGCATCTTGTAATGTTTCTAGTATAGCTACCTTCATCTGATCTAATTGTTGTTCATTAAGTGGGCTTGATTGTGTTCCAAATTCCATAGCATCAGTAAATTCTTGTGTTGCACCAAACTGGAATGTTTCCAAGAACTTTTCTGTTACTACTTTTACAGCATCTTGTGTAATTAATCCCTGTTGTGCAAGTACACCCATGTAATCAACAATTTGTTGCATAGTTTCCTTCTTACCTTGTTGTGTAAATCCTAAACCACTTTCAACTTCTATATCTACTTTTGTACCTTTTTTAATAACAACAACATCATCAGGAGTTGGTACACCAGTTTCTTGCCTACGCTCACCTACCATTTTGTAAGTTTCAATATCTCCATTAGGTTTTTTCCTTGATACTGTAATTGGTATAACAAAGTCTGCAGCATACATAACCATTTTCTCAGCAATACGTCTTACAGTTTCTTTTAACATGTCCCCAGGTATTTTTAAGTTTGCATATTCTGTAGCTTTAACCATCTCTATCGCTTTTCCTGATTTAACACCCTCTGGTAATTGGTTAAGTGCTGTAGTGCTTGCCCCCTGTTCTTCTATCTGCGAGTTTAAAAGCTCCATAAAGTTAAACATAAATCCTGGAATACCTGCCATTTGCCCTTGTACTGGTGGTGTATTTTTGTATGTAATCTTTTGACCGCCTGGTATGTTTGTTATTTTAAAGTTTTCACCCTCTCTAACTAACCATGTACCGCTAACCATTGTGTTTGCGTATCTCTCAACCCTACTCATAGCAATGTCTAGTGACTTGTTAGCTGGAATAAATCGTTCAATAAGGGATGTTTGGTAAAGTGGTCCAGGCTCAAATCTTAAATCAACATAAGGGTATTCTTGCATATCTAAAAACTCGTCTAACAGCTCAATACCACCTGCTGTTATAGTGTGCCTCATAACAATGTCACCAACACCTTTTTGCTGTATATCTTTACCCATTTCTAATATTTCACTAGCGTTTTCCTCTGTAACAATTATCTTTTTCCAACTTTCTTTTTGTATTAAGGTTGCTTCATAGTCACTTTCTGTACCCTTACCGTGTCTAGCATTAAGGTAAGCCTCTTTAATCTCACTACTTGCATACTTGTTATCAGGTGTAATGTTTTTAGTTTTCTCTTTATCAAAGTTAGGATCAGCTTTAATATCGGCAATACTTCTAGGTACTGCCTCAACAATACAAGGATTATCCTCTAGCTCAGTAAGTGAGCCCTCAATGTATAAATCAAAAGCATCTCTTACCCAAACGTTTATTCTTTGTTTATCGTTATCAGGTAATATTTTTAAATAACTAATACTGTTTTTACCTGCAAGTAAAAGCATTTGTACTAGTTTGTTTTTAAGTTTTAGCTTGTCCTCCCATTCATCAGTAAGCCATATACCAACAGCTTTTGCATCTTGTATAGCTTTTTCTCTATCAGCTACTATTTCGTCAGGGTAAGCAACTGGTCTGTAATCAGGTTGTACAAGTAAGTTAGCTACACCCCTTAACTGTCTACTAGCTTTAGGTATAGCCCTTTCAGGCATCCCCATGTTTGCAGTTTCAGACTGATCTAGTATTTTACCTGTTGATCTTGAGACATACCTAAAATGATATCCGTCATCAAACATATTATTGTCATACCACTTACGCTCAAATGTTTTTCTTTTAGCTTTTTTAGACTCTATAAAGTTGTCTATTTCTTGTACTATGCCCCTAGGTTTTATTGTTTTATCGTTATAATTTAAATTATCAGCCATATAAATAAAAAAAGACCCACACAATTGTGTGAGCCTTCTAAATTGCTCAAAAAATGTAAGGTCTTTTTATCCTTATGTTGTTATTATGTTATTATTTTTCGTTACTTGCAAGTATTGTCTTATCCCATTCTTCATCAGTTAGTGATGTGATAGGTACGATATCAGACTGTTCCTCGACTTTTGGTTCTTCTTTTTTTTCGTCAATTAACATCATATCACTAAAACTGTTAGCTTTTAATGCTTTTGTTAGTTGTGTAATTTGTTTGTTAGTTTCCTTAACATAAATTAAAAATGCACCACCTAAAGACATACAAACTATAAACATAAATAACAATGCTAATATTTCTATCATTTTATTGTTTCCCTAACTTTGTAATAATCCATAAAAGGATTTGGTATTTTAAAATCTTCAATCTTGTAAAACCTGCTATCTGGGTACTTAAAAAAGCTGTAATCACCATGTACTATCTGAATGTTTACTGGCACACCCCCATGAATAAATTTAATATAATTACTGCTCCAAGTTCTATCTTTTGGAAAAAGTGCTGCTAAAGTTGCCACATTAAACCCTATCATGTTTTTTTTGAGTACACCTATCTCTATACTGTCACCTACTAAGTCCTCACCAAACCCCCTAAAGACAACAAGACCTGTGTTTTTAACTAGCATAAATGGGGTTACAGCTCTATCAAAACAATCTTCAACAAAGCTTAAAGCATTAAGTAATTCTTCACTAGACAACTTCTTCGTATTCTGTAAAGAAGTCTTCGTAGGATTTTGGGGATTTGAGTTTTTCGAAATATTCTTGAACTGGTGTTTTTTCTTTTTGTTCTTCATTTTTAGATAATGGGTATAGCCCTTGTACAGCTAAACAGTGTGCAATAACTATATCATCATGAAATCCTACAGGGGCATTATACCTTATAATTCCATTTTGTGAAATCTCATAGCTAAAGTTATCAAACTCGATCAAAGTTTCAGGTATATTAAGCATTTTAACTAAACCTCTCTCAATCCAAATACTTAACTTCTCAACCATTTCTTTTTTAAGAGTGTTAGTGATTTTAATAGGTTCAATAGAAGCCCCAGCCCTGTTAAGGTCATCAGCAATAGGATCCCCAATACCTGTAGCATCAATATATATCAAAGCATCGTTGTAGTGGTTTGCTACTGAAATTATCCTTTTCTTTTGGAAAGTCCACTCAATTGTATTAAATCTATCTTGGTAAACCTGTGCATTTGTACCCCTATCATAAACAGTTATTACTGTGTAATCCTGGTGTTTAGCTAAGTCAACACCCATTACATACAAGTGACCTGCTTTTGGTTTTTGTGGCACAGCGGTACAAACATCTCTAACACCTCTAAATACACTACTCTCGCCTTCTAAAAAGTCGCACTCAAACTCTTGGTTGTACAAAGCTTGTGACATTGTACTTTTAGCATTTTCAAGCTGGTCTGTATCAATTACACCGCTTGTACTAGCTTTTAGTAACCAACTACGCCACTCAGGGTTACCGCTTTGACCTAAGTTATACAGCTCATAAAGTTTCTGTTTACCTTTTGGAGTACCTACAAACCAAGCCCAGCCACCATTTTGTCTAAGTATAGGCTGTAGTATAGACCACACATTGTCTTTCATTGTATCGTATTCATCTAGTATTAAACCTAAAGGTCCAGCACCCCTTAATCTATCAGGGTTATCACTACCCATAAGTTTTATTATTGAGCCATTAACAAGTGTTATTGATAACTCAGACTGGTTTTTGTTTGCTATTACTTGTGGTGGGATTATGCCAAAAAGCATGTTGGGGTCTAACCATATAGCGTTTTTAGCTTCTGCAAAAGTTGGAAATATGTGCCAGTATATACCTTTAACTAAGAGTGCTTGTTTAAGCATCTCACTAATTGAGGTAGTTGTTTTTCTAGCCCTCCTGTGCCAGATCAGTACCTTGAACCTCGTTGGGTCCTGTAATACTGTTATCTGATGTGGCATCATTTTCGATGTGTTTGGGATTTCTATATCCATCAGCTTTAATTATAAAGGAAATTCCCCCACCGTCACTACCTGTAAGTTCTGTTCGTTGTGTAGGCATACCGTCAACCCTATTAAGTAAGTCTTTTCTGTTATCAAACTTAACTGCTCCTGCTATGTGTCTAAGTGCTAGTGTCTGATTAACAGTTAGTTCCTCGTCTAATGCACCACTCTTTAAACCATCAATTAGCTTTTTAAGTTCTGCATAGCTCAACTTACCGTACTGATTAAGCCAATATTGTGGTGAGTGCTTAGGTCTACCCCCTGGGTTTATGTCTTCAGGTCTTTCTTGAAATCCCCCTTTACCTGTAGGGTTTAGTTTTGTTCCTTTCGGTATTTTTCCTGCCATAATATTATCTAGTTTTGTAGATGACTACACAGCTTTATATCTTTTAAGTATTTTGTATAATGCTGTATAAGACATATTATATTTAATAATTAAATCAGTCCAACTCATACCATTTTTTTTGTCTTTGACTATTTGTT